GGTAAGGGTGGTTCGTTACCTCCTCGCTACCGTGGTATTAAGGGAGCATAAGGTCGATGGCTAAGAAAGCTCCTACAGCGTCGTACTCAGGTCCTACCGCGCAACAGATACAGCAAGACGCAGAAAGGCAGAGACTAGAGTTAGCTGGGTTACAGTCACAGTACCAAGCGCAGTACCAGTCGCAGCTAGACCAAGTAGTGAGAGGTTATCAAGACCAGATAGGTACGCTCTCTCAGCAGTACCGTTCACAGCAAGACGCACAGTCAGGTTTACTCTCACAACTGAACACGCAGCTCTCAACCGCACAGCAGCAGGCTCAACAGCAACGCGGTCTTTACGACTCGTTACTCCAAACACAAACGTCACAGACCGGACAACTACAAGCACTAAGTGACGCTGCTGCTGCAAACGCTGCTGACGAGCAGAGACAACTAACTCAACAGGTTGGTTTGGCTTCTTCTCAACAGTCAGCAAGAAAAAGTTCAAGACAACAGCAACAGTCTTTAAGAGGCTCAGCAGAAGTTGGACTTGGACTACTAAGAAACGCAGACCCCGGAAAACAACTTTTAAGGTAATAACATCATGGCTCCTCGCGCTCCCCAGTATTCGACTAAGCGCTCTCAACCTGGTATCACTGGTCAGTTAGCGGACTTACAAAAGTACGGACGCTCTATGACCCCTGTGCAGTGGTTTGGGCGCACTACTAACGCAACTGCAACTGAACTCGCACTCGATAACCTCAACTACTCGTTACCTGCGTCTACCTCGCCCTCTACTGCACTCTTTGGACGTTTGCTTATCCCCGCTGACTCTGTCGTTACCGTAAACATGTACGGTGCCGCTTTTGATGTGACGCAGGACGACAACGGAGCAGGCGCAGGAAATGCAGGCTTCTCATCCACCTTCACTGCTATTAACATCACGGGTACTGTTGCCTTCATGCCTGTCGCTTTACCGACTGTCACACAGCGCATTACCGTTGGTGCTGGTACACTTGTTCTCGCTTTCAGTGCGGGTACTGGTGGCGCTGCTACAGACAGCGCTATCATGCTCACAGCAACGGGCATCGCGGCGAAGACCATTAACTGGCACATCAGCGCTGACATGTGCGTCGCTACGTTTAACGGCTCTCCTGCTGGTTCCTACGGTATTTAACACTTAAAAGGAGGTTTACGACCATGGCAAAGTTCTCTTGGCTCTCTCTCGCTCAAACGTTGTTCGCTACTTCCATTCCTCTTCTTCAAGAAAGCGTCGAAACACGGAAAGCACCTTCGCGGAGTGCTTGGTTAAACTTCGGTCTGCAAACACTGCTTGGTTACATCTCTACGTCAGGCAATGCTCGTGCTGTTTCTGATGCTGGTGCTCAAGTAGCTACCACCATCGAAAACATCAACGTCGTCGCACCCCCCTTTGTTGGCGCACCTACGCCTCAACGACGACCAGTGACTACGGGCGGTTCATTCCTCCAAGGCTAAACACGATGCGCTCTACCTTGTTACCCGCTACGCTCGAGAACATTGAAAAAGCGTTCTACGACATGTGGACGTTCTTTGACCTTATCGGGTTTCAAGGTGGGCGTAAGAACTTCGGTAAGCTGCATGAAGAGTTAGTAGAGTTCATTACACGTCCCCAGTTTAGTGGGAACGAAGAGTACAGACGGCGAGTAGTGTTACTGCCAAGGGGACACTTGAAGTCTACGATAGGTAGTGTGGGCTACGTGTTGTGGCGCATCTTTAGAAACCCGAACATACGCGTACTCGTCGGTACAAACATACTCTCACTCTCTAACTCGTTTATTCGTGAGCTGCGGCAGTGGTTTGAAGACAAAGACCTACAAGAAAGAGTTTGGAACAATACGGCAAGTTATATACATGCCCCATTAGTTCCAGCTATGGACAAGAGTAGGCGCAGTCGAGCGAACCACGAAGAGAACTTCACGGAAGCGGAAGACAAAAAGGTTATCTGGAACAACTCTGCTATACAAGTCCTGAGACAAGCCAAGTTCAAAGAACCTACGGTTTACTCTGTGTCAGTCATTACAAAAGTCACGGGACAACATTATGACTTACTCATCCTCGATGACATCGTAGACTTTGATAACGTTGCTACGCTTACTAAAATGGAGCGTACCTACGAATGGGCGCAGGACTTGGAGAGCGTTTTAGACCCCTCTCATACGTGTGAGTTCACTCAAGAGGTCATTGGTGACGAGATAATAATAAACGGTACTCGCTACGCCAATGGCGACTACTACGAAACCATTCTGAATGAAGCTGAAACACTAGAGTACCGTTACTTCGTTAGGAACATCTACATCAATGGGAAGGACGACTCAGACGGCTTCATTTGGGGTGAGAAGTTCAATAAAGGTACGGTACAGAAACTAAGGAACCGTCTTACACCGAGACGCTTTGCTTCTCAGTACCTCAACACCATCTTGTCTAGCGACGAGACTATCCTAAACGTCGATAACATACAGTACATACCAACGGCTAACGTTTCTGTTACCAACGGCATGGCAGAGATAAAAAAGAAAGAAGGAGAGAAAAGCTACGTGCGCCTCTACATGGTCGTTGACCCTGCGGTAAGTATGTCTAAGACCGCTGATAATACGTCCATCGCCGTTGGTGGTCAAGACGAGCAAGGTAACTTATACATTGTTGACGGTGTAGCAGGCAAGATAACACCACAAAAGATAGTCGAGGAGATATTCAGGCTTGCAGACAAATGGAGCTTATCTGGGGTATTCATTGAAACAGTGGCATGGCAAGCCGCTTTGGTGCACTACGTTAAAGAGAAGTTCTCTGTCTACAGACCACTAGCGGTTTATCCCTGGAACCCAAGAGGACAAGGTAAGAAGAAAGAGCGTATTGAGTTCTACCTACAACCTGTCTTTCACGAAAGGATGATATACGTTCCGCCATACTTTAAGCAGTGGGACATTCTACAGAACGAGCTCATGACTTTTGGTGGTGCTAACGGACACGATGACATTCTCGACACTTGGGCTATGCTTAAAGAAGTGAGTAAGCCTATAAGGACAAAGACACGCAAGCATGTAAGTACGCGTCAGTTTAATACTAAATGGGGAGGAAGCTACTAATGAAAGGAGCTATGGGCAAGATGTTAGCGATGGCTAAGACCAAAGCTAAAGGCGTGAAGCCAAAGGCTACGAAACCCGCTTACAAAAAGGGCAAGAAAGGTGGTAAATAAGCGAAACCCCGGTGACTTTCTGAAGACCGAGCGCAAAAAGGGCATTAGTACCTTAGCGGGTGGATGGCAGGCTGATGTCGCTAGTTTTGTTACCTCTGAAAGGAGTCGGTACGAGTTAGCACGGCGAGAGGTCGAGTTAACTTGGCTTGAGGCTTGGTCACTTTACATGGGCACACCGAGAGCGGTTGACTATCAACGGTCGCAAGTGCATAAGACTGTCGGTGACGTAAACGCAAACTGGCGACACCGCATCAATACCGGCAAGGCTTATGAAGCAGTTGAAACCATCCACGGCTACTTAATGTCGGCGACGTTTCCTAACAGAGACTTCTTTGACATGCAACCTGTACTCCCCAACTATGCGGCACTAGCCAGAGTAGTAAAGAAGTACATGACGACCAAGATGTACGAAGGAAAGTTTTATTCAGCTTATGCAGACTACCTCAGACAACTTATCATTACGGGTAATAGCTGTATGGCGCTACCGTGGCGCTACGAAAGTACCCCTTTTAAGAGAAACGTCAAAGTTAAGACACCATCGGGCTTCGACACAAATGGAATGCCTTTGGGCGAGTCATGGCGCTGGGAAGTACGCGAAGAAGAAAAAGTTATCGTTAACTCCCCTGACTTTGAGGTGCTTGATGTCTTCGACTGCTACCTTGAGCCGAATGTAAAAAACGGCGAAGGCAACTTTATCAGGCGCATGGTTAAAACCCGCTCTGAAGTCTCACGCTTGATGGACGCTGGCGTTTATAGCAGTGAGCACAGTTCTGTAGCAGACATCATGAACGTGACTGCCTATAGTACAGCAAGACAGAATGAGCGCACCCTGTCGTCGTTCAGTGGTATTAATACTGCTGGTGAGCACGACATGGACGATGAAGTAGAGCTAGTAGAGTTTTGGGGTGACGTTGTGACTGGGGATGGCACAACCTACCATGACGTACAGGTGACACTGTGTGGTGACTGCCTTTTGGTTTTCCGACCTAACCCCTACTGGGGTGGAAGACCTTTTGTATGGGGCACCTACACAGACATCAGGCAGGCTTACGGCATGGGTGCCATTGAACCCAACGCTGGTGTACTCCACGAGCTGAACATCATCACTAACCAACGCTTAGACAACCAAGAACTGAGTATTAACTCAATGTGGTCAGTCAAGCAAGATGGTATTGTACAGCCGGAAGACATCTCTACAGAACCTGGTAAAGTCTATTCAGTGATGGAACACAACGACATTCAACCGTTACCAGCAGGTTCAATGGAGTGGAAGATAACGTATCAGGAGGTGAGTGTACTCGAAACCATCATTGATAAGAACTTTGCCACTGGAAACTTGGTAAGTGCTGGTGCCGCTCGTTCCGGTGAGCGGGTAACGGCTACAGAGATACAAGCCGTGAGAGACGCGGGTGGTAACAGGCTCACTAACATCCATCGACACATTGAAAACACTTCTCTGTACCCTTTGTTGATGGGTGTCTTTAACCAGATGAGACAGTTCGTTAAAGAGCCTGAAGTAATGCGACTCTCAGGTATGAAACCAGGGGACTACGAGTACTATGAGCTTGACCCTAGTGTGGCGTTCATGCACGACTATAAGCTTATGCCTGTCGGTGCCGACTATGTAACAGACCAAGGTAAGTACCTTCAACAGCGTTTGCAGTTCATTCAAGCAGTAAGCCAAGTGCCTCAGATGGCTGAGAAACTTAACTGGGAAAAGCTGCTCTATGATATTACTAACCATATGGGCTTTGAAGACCCAGACTCGTACATCATCGAACCACAGAAACCACCGATGCCTGTTGAGGGACAAGAGAGTGAACAACAGCTACAACCAACTGCCGCTGAGCCTGACCCCAGTTCCCCTGAAGGGCTTGCTGCTGCTGACACTGCTGCACTAGAGGAGCTACAGAGCATTGGAGGTAAACCGCTCGGTGCTGCTTATCAAGCTATGAAAGCATCAGGCATGACCGAGCAGATGATGCAACAGGCAGCAAGTAACCAACCAGTACCACCACCTATACAATAGTAAAAACGCAATGACACAACAACTAGGAAGAAACGATAAGCAAGGGTACCTTTACCAAGCGCGTCAAGCCACAGTCCTACCAGCGGCGCAACCACCTTCGGTTGAGAGCACAGCCAACCAAGAGACTCATCCGCTTGCGCTAGACCAGGTGAATGAGGAACTAGACCTCAGTTTTTTAGACCTCCCTCAAGGCGAAGCTGTCGCACATGCAGATGCGCCAGTAGTTAGCGATGAAGGTGAAGACCCGGAGAACGCTAAGTTTAAGAAACAGTTTGAAAAAGCTTTTGGTATTCCCGTTGAGGACGCTATTAAGCAGTTCGCCGAAGTGCAAGCTATTCGGCAACAGCAAAACGTCGATAAACAGCTTTCAGACTTGAAAAAAGCTTGGGGTGTTGATGATGCTACCGTTGCATCACGCCTCACAGAAGTGCAAGCCCGCTTTGCTAAGTACCCGCAGAGCCTGCAAGCATCACTAGACAACCCAGAAGGCGCACAGCTTATTTGGGCGAAGATACAGATGGAAAGAGGAGGACAACGACAGTCACCCACAACTGGACTAGACCGCTCTACCACGACACCCGGAAGAGGAGCAAGCAAGACGGTGACACAAGCGCAGTTAGACGCACTGACCCCACAAGAATGGGCAGCTAACAGCGCACAGATAGCCGAGCTTTATGCTTCTGGACGCATTAAAAAGTAAACATTCATTAGGTTCACATCATGGCTTTACCAGGTATCGAGTTTGTAGGAGATGCGTATACAGTCCAACGTGCCGACGTATTCATTCCAGACCTTTGGAGTGCAGAAGTCAAGCGCTTTCGTGACGCGAAGCTTATCACTTCGATGTATACCAAGAAACTTCCTTTCGCTGGCAAGAAAGGCGACCGCTTGCATATCCCTAACATTAGTCGTGCAGCAGTGTACGACAAACTGCCAGAGCGTCCGGTGACTATGCAGGCACGGACAGAGCTAGAGTTCTACTTAGACATCGACACCTACAAAGAGTCGAGTTTTATGATAGAGGACATTGTTGCCACGCAGTCAGCGTATGCTCTACGCTCTGAGTACACGCGAGAAGCAGGCTACGCTATTGCTCGTGACATTGATAACAGTGTCCTAGCACTACGCTCGGTCATTAACGCAACGGCGGCTCAAGTGCTCTTTGCCTCTAGTACTGGCGCAGTTGGCGGTGTTGGTGAGGTTTTCTCGTTCGCTACATTCCTGACTGCCAAGCTTATCTTGGACAACGCTGACGTACCGCCTGAAGACCGGGTACTTATTGTTTCTCCTGGACAGTACGCGCAACTACTGAACGTTAACCAGTTCACGAACGTACAGTTCACTGATGGTCGTCCTATTGAGAACGGCTTGGTAGGAACACTGTTTGGTATCCCTGTGGTCATGACTTCTCAAGTCGGTGTCAACTCCCTTACAGGGTACGTTAACGGCACGGGTAACGTTGGACAGCCTACACCGGGTGTCCTCGGTTCTCCTTACATGCCTAAGCAAGACACGGGCACCACGTTACCGCTTGCCTTCACTGGGGCGGGTACTGCTCCTATTGTTACGGCGCTACTCTGTCACATGGACTGGGCTACGTTGGGCATCCAGCAAGACCCTAAGCTAGAGTCATCCCGTGAGGCACTCTATCTGGCAGACGCGGTTATCATGTCGCAGCTTTACGGTGTGCGCGTGTTTCGCGTTGACCATGCAGTTGTTATCCACACTATCAACACTCTTACCTAGAGAACTGTACAATGGCGACTAGCACAACAAACCTTTTGAGTGCAGTCAACAGCGTATTGCAGAATGTGGGGGAGAGACAGGTATCAACGCTTGTCTCTCCGCTTTCAAACATAGTTGCAAGCAACTTGAGAGAGTCTTGTTACCATGTCAGCACGATGAGCGAATGGACGTTTCTTAAACTCGTACTCCCCGCTCAGTCGTGGCTTTTTGATACTGCATACCTTGGAGACTTTGTACAAGCTATCCACAACGTAGAGCAAGGCAGTAACAGCACTGGGTTTACTAACCTCTCTTATGTTGCGCCTGATGTCTATGACAGCAGACCGCTGATGACGTTCGATGACACACAGCTACAAGGCTCACGCTGGTACAACATCACAAACGACTTAAACAGAGTACGTATTAACCCGTACCCTACAGGTTCTATTGGACAGAGCCAGCTACGGTTTTATGTCACTACGACTATCGTCCCGCCCAACGCGTCTACAGACTTTTTCCCAGTACCAGAAAGGTTCCTACCACTCATTGTCAAACACGCTACGGCACTCACACTTTTGAGACACTTAGGCGATACTGCTACGGCACAGTTTGAGAACCAACTCTTTACCCAGATGGCTGAGCAGATAAAGCAACGCGAACGCGGTGTAGTCGCTGGCAGACAGAATATGTACAAGCCTCATAGAGGTATGAGATAATGCCTAGCATTAGAGACGTAGCAGACCAGTTTGAGAAGGACAAACCAAAACAGGTAGAAGACAGTATTCAAAGTAATAACTTTGGGGGCTTGAACACTACTGCGAACCCTATTAACTGTCCTTACTCAGACAGTCCTTTTTTAACTAACATCTCTGTAGACATTAGTGGAAACGTCAATAAGCGTCGAGGTACTTACTTACTCTACAACAGCGTCACGCCAACACAAGGGGCTTCGATGATGCCTTTCACTACTGGGTTGGGTTACAACCATGTAGTGGTTAAGAGTGGGAGCACACTGTTTCTGTTTGAGGTCATTAATGATGTAGCCACCATCATTATGAGTAAGACATCAGTCTTTACCAGTGCTGCTCAGTTTGTGAAGCCATCTTTCGTCAGGACTTCTGAAGTAGAACCAAGACTACTGCTGTTCACTGGTGTGAATAAACCAGTGCAGCTTAAGTTTGCCGAGCAGCAGACTACTACCACTCTGGTTAGTCCAGCAACGTCTATCGTCATCCCTGACACGTTGACTCGGTATGTCCACGCGGCTACTGAGAACATGGTGGTTTACGTCGATAGAGTCAGACAGACAAACCCATCTTTCTCTTATTCTGCTGGCAACCTCACAGTCGGTAACATTACTCTCGCAACAGGTACTCGTGTAGTCGATATCTGTATCGTTACTTGGGCGTGGTGGGCTGAGGCAATGCGCTGGCAAGGTAACAGATACTACCAGATAACGACTAGGAACAATGCGACGAACGCAGACCTTAGTATCCCTATTCCCTTGTTCGCGAGGACAGACTTGAACCCGCTTCGCAGCGGCAATAATAACTTTAATATCGTTCCGTACAACCAAGCGGCACTGCCTAATGGTTACTCAAACCCTAACACTAATAAGCCAAGCACGGCTACAACGTTTGGGTTCTCAGACGGTGGTGTCTATACTCCTAGTGCACTACAGTCGCTAAACCCGTCGAGTCTCTTTATTACCTTCGGTGCCTTGAGTGGTTCTACACCGTTACCGCTCTATTGGATACGACGGCGAGAGCTAAGACTAAATAACAACATCCCGCTAGTACCGACGGCTATTGATGTCTTCGTTGATGGCGTAAAGCGAAACCAAATACGTACAGGAGGACCTACCCCAGTAGCACAAGACTACTTCTTATTTAGTGACGATGGTATTGGTAATGCTGTCGCTATCCTTAATAACACGACTCCGGCATTGTACCTTAGCTTCGAGTGGGAAACACAGATAGGTGTTAACTTCTCCTCATTCGTTGAGGTCGTTAATAATAATAAAACCCACATCGGGTTTAATGCCCTCTCTACACGTGAGCCGTACAGAGATGGCGGCTACGTACCAGCGTTTGGTATTGGCTTGTTCGCTGACTACTTGAATGGCTTTTACCCTAGACAGGTTTCACTTTATCAAGGTCGTGTAGTCCTTGGGGGTTTTCCTCACATCCCGCTCCAGGTCGTCTTTTCAGCGGTTACAGACACCATTATCCCTGGTTCCTTCTATAACTACTATCAGATAACTGATGACCTTAGTGGTACGCCTAATGACCCCTTCGATGTCGTCGTCTCTTCTACACCCGATGATAGAGCCATCTCTTTCCAGGAGTGGCAAGGTAACTTGTTCTGCTTTACACGTCGTGGTGTCTTTCGTATCGCTGGCATTAACCAACCACTCTCAGCCATTAGTAGTGCTGTAGATACAGTCGCTACTATGGGCTTAGTCAATGAGCAGTGTGTGGTCGTCACTGACACATCAATGATGTACCTGAGTGACTTCGGTGTCTTCGACCTTGTACCGTATACAGTCTCTGGTGAGTATCAAGTACGCGAACGCACACTTAAGATAAGAGACAAGTTTGGTGTGACGCTAAACCCAAACCTTGAGACACTTCCGTGGCTGAAGTACGACCAAGCACAGCGTATTGTTTATCTCGGTTATCCAGTCGAAGGCGAGTTCTATACCTGTAGGAAGCTTTTTGTTTACTCAACCTTTAGAGAGTCGTGGACAGAGTACGATACCCCTGGAAGTTTTCAGAGCTTTTCTGCGGGTTCATATACTGATAGAGCTTTGGGCACTCGCTTTGGAATGCTCTGTACTCGCTTTAGGTCTGCTATTGGAATACCTAGCGACTTGTGCTTCATCAGGTTCGACGACACAAGATACATCGACTTCAGACAACGCTACGTAGAGTCTTCCGGTGGCTCAGGCATCTCACAACCAACTACGAACGCACTACCAACAGTGACCTTTACTACTAAGGCGGGTCAACGTGGTTACAGTACGACGTACAGCGAAACTAGACAGAGCACAGCTTTTCTCATCTCGCCGTACACTAACGTGCAAGACTGCCTTGTTACCTTAAACGGTATCAAACTCACGTTTGACGTTGACTACAAAAAGCTCCCTAGTGGTAACGTTTATCTACTCGCCGACCCTGGTGTAGGCAAGACCCTAAACATTACAGCAAGACGACCGATAGCTGACTCACTAGAGGGTCAAGCGCTCTACAACACTACGGCACCGTTCGATGCCAGCATCTACATTGTCTACATCGATAACGTCCTACAGAGTGACCTGAGTGGTGTCTACACGTTCCAGACGATAGGCACGGCGCAGTTTATGACTATCACATCAAGGCAAAGCGCAGTAGTAGAACTCGGTGTAGCGTACATGGCTATCTACAGTACACCAGTCTTTAACGCTGGTACCCTAGGGAACTATAAGCGCATTACTCACGTGCTGGCTTTTATGAGCAACGTTGAGGCGCAAGAAACCTACACAGCAGATGACGTTAACACACTAGCTTCACAGGCGACTGAGCCGATAGTAGACCTCTATAAAACTAGAGTTGGTTGCGACTTCTTAGTGCAGTACAGTTCGACGCAAGATGTAGACATTTCATATGACGCTTACGGCTACAGTACTCTCGTCTGGGATGACTCTACCTTCGACATTGCTCCCACTGCGAGGGCGTTCAACAAATACCAACTGCTTAAGCAACCTATCATTGGCACTGGGTATGCTATTCAGTTCATCATCTTTAGTTACGATGAAGCTTACTTCTCACTCGCTGGCTACCAGTTGCCTATCATCACAAAAGGTCGTCGAGTTATTTCAGCACTTTGAAGAAGGAGTATAAAACAGATGGCAGCAGTAGCACCGGTTCTAGGTGTAGTCAGTACACTCTCGGGACTAGCATCAAGTAACAGTCAAGCTAAAGCACAGCGGGATAGCGTCAGGGCAAGTAACCTCGCTAATGAAGCACAGTACGCAAACACTAAAGCACAGCTACAAGCAAGGCAACAGTACGCAGACTACGAAGCAGCTTTAAGTACTATTCAAAACCAAGGGTTACTCGTACAGCAACAGCTAGGTTTAGAGTACTCAAGTATTATCGATAACATGACTGCGGCACAGCAAGGGTTTCAAAACCAGCAACAGTTAGCCCTACAAGAGATGACAGCAGTAGGGGAAAAGAGTGCAGCAGAAAACCAGAAGTTCCAGAGTAACCAACAGGCACTAGGGACAAAAGCGCAAGCATCAGCGCAGAACCAACAGACACAAGCACAGATAGCTAACCAAGCAAATGAGGCGGGCGTAGCTGTAGAGTATGGTATGGATGCAGCAGCATCACAGCGTGGTATGGCATCGGCACTTATGGGTAACAATGCCTATATGTCTACGTCAGCCAACGAAATGCAGACTAGAGAAGAAAACATCGCCTTACAGAGAGCACAGCAACAGCAGCAAGCACTAGCACAAGGCACGAGCGTAGCACAACAGCAGTTAGGCTACGCTAATACTATTGCTGACCAAACGAACGCTATCGGCTTGTTCAACGCCGGAGTAGCGAGTAGTAATGCAGACTCCTCCCTCTCCTATAACCGTGGTGTCAATAGCTTCAACCAACAGGCTATCGCAGCAGAGCAAGTGAGACAGCAGCAAGCCTCTAATGCCGCTCGGGTGTCTTTACAAGGTGCCTCTAACTTAGACGCTCTAACGAACAGAGCGAACCAGATAACCGCTACTCAAGGCATTAGTTCTCAAGCCAATGCTGCTGCAAGTCAGTTCGGTTCCCAACAGGCGGCGCTACAGTCTCAAGCGAGTCAGATAAAAGGTGCTTCCTTAATGCAGTACGCTCAAGCTGGTCTTGGCATCTACGGTGCCTTTAATAATGCTTTTGGTTCGAGGACTAACAATAACCCACTGCAAGCAACACAGCCACAGCTCATGCAGGGAGCACCACTACAACACGAAACAAACAGTAGACATCCTTCACGTTCACCGGAAGGTAAGTACAGCGGGCTATTAGGCACATATGGATAACAAACAAGGTAACTATCAAAGTCAATACACTGCGGCACCCGGTCTTACGTTTGTTGGTGCTGATGTTGGCAGTGCTAACCAACCTACGACTACTCAACCGGGACAGCTAGTCACTGGTAGCAACAGACCAAACGAAACGTTCACTGCTGGTTTGACGAGCTTTAACCAACAGATAGGTAACGAAAGACAAGGGGCACAAGGTCGTCTTAATGACACGCTTCAAGGGGCGCAAGCTGTCGGGCAAAGTATCTCCTCTGCACAAGGAGCAGCTATTGACGCGATGAAGGCTAGGGTAGCGTCGTCACAGCGTGGCTCAGACTTTTTTCAGCAAGCCGCTGGTATGGTAGGCGGTTACTTAAAGCAGCAGCAAGACTTACGTGCAGCAGCAGAGCTAACCACAGCAACAGAAGAAGTAAGAGCTTTCAGAGTCGAAGCAGTAGAGAGGACGCTGAGAGAGGGCGGCACTTCGGTTGCTAGACAAGAGCTTACTAACATTCTCAGTAAGTATAAGAACATCCCTAGTAAGGACTTAGACAGCTTACTTAATAGTGGTTACGAGCCTATTCAGTCGTTCGCGAACCAGACAGCCGAGAGACTACAGACAACGCTACAAAAGCAAAAAGACACAGTAGCACAGATAACGTCGGACAAGTTTCTTATTAAGGTAAGTAACAGTTTTGCTAACGTTCGTAACCCGAACAACCCTAATGGTGAGGCATCGCTTTTAGAAGTACAGGGACTACTCCAAGAGATAACACAGAACCCTGAACTAGACCCACTACAGAAGCTTACAGTCATTTCTGCAACATGGGGAGCAGCACTAAAGGCAGTAGACCAAAAGAGTCAGGCGTACTCGACTCTATCGCAGAACTTAACTAACGCACAGTTGTACCTCAATGAAAACCTAGTTATCAACGATAAGATACGCTCTGGTACGTTGAGTTACGAGCAAGGCATGGCGGAGTTGGGCTTAGCTGGTATTAAGTACGGGCAAAAAACAACTGCTGAACCCATCGGCGTTGACGCAGCACAGAAGCATCAGTTATCTTTTGAAGAAACACAAAACTCATTACAGGAGCTAGAGGACAAACGCTTTATTAACTCTGTTGATAAGATGGAGTTGACTAACGATGCATTAGGCGCACTCACCTGGGACGCTATTAACAACCCCGCTCTACTCGCTACCTACAAGAATGACCCTGAACTGTCTAAGACACGACTCGGTAAGAGTATTGTAGACGGTGCAGCACTCTACCAAAAGAGCCTACTACAGAGAGGTGAGGTACGTTCTCAAGCTGCTGCTGCTCAAGCTAACCTTGCCCGTTATCAAGGACAGAACATCGAGCAGTTCGTAAGAGAAGCTGCTAAGCAAGGCTCTCCTGCGAACGCCGGCATTATGAGCGATGGTGACGCAACCTTACTAGGCATCTTAACAGCCAGTAAACAAAGACCACTCACACCGGCAGAACTCACTACTATTAAAGAAGCAAAGCAAAGGTACGAACTCGCTCAGCTAGACGTTATCAAGGCTTACAAAGACCAGCTAAATGCCATTGAGGTACAACTGCAACCTTATGGGCTTAACGGTGATGTCAATGAAATAAAAACAAGACAGGAAAAGAACCTCGGTAAGTTACAAGCAGCACAGAGACAACTACTCGGAGCAGAGAAGGGAAGTAGGCAGACGCTCAGTTATTACAACCCAAAGGGAGGCAATGGTAACAACGCCCCTTTTGAACAGCCCCTCATTGGGGCACAAGGACAAGCAGTAAAGCCAGCTAACTTCGCTACTGCTACCTACCGAGGTAAGCCTGTTTTGTTACCTTTCCCAAAAGGGGCGCAGGTACACGTCTTTGATAACTTCAAAGAAGACAGGGGAACCCACTCTCACGCTGGTATTGATATTGCCATACCAGAAGGTACTAAAATACTTTCCCCCGTCAACGGGAAAGTAGTCAAGATAGCGAATGACCCTACCGGTTACGGCAAGTACATTACAGTGAAAGGTAACGATGGTATGTTCTATCGTTACGCCCATCTGAATGGTACGTCTGCTCACGTAGGGCAAAACGTTGGCGTTGGTACAACCATCGGTGTAAGCGGTAACACTGGTAGGAGTACGGGTGCCCACTTACATCTAGAGATACGAAAGACTGACGGCTATGGCATTGACGGTACCGTAGACCCGTTGGCTTACTTACAGCAGAACACGAGTAGAACCAATAACAACTTTAAGCCGAGAGGTAACACGAGTCATCAATACAACTCGAACCCGTCAGTAGCGAGTCAGCAGTACTTTACTAAAGACTCTTACGTTGTTCCAGGGGGTTACATCACTAGGGGTAAGTACCACAAGTGGGATAACAACGTGGATAACTCTGCACAGATGCCATTCAATAGTAAGCTTCCCATCAGGAATGGGTACATGTCTGATAGTCCTAAAGACTATGGCAAGAATGACCCTAACGCGAACTACGGCTATGCGTCTCTAGCTGGTGATAAAGCTTTCAGTAAAGCAATAGCTTCAACGGCTACAGCGGTCGGCGTACCTGCTGTCTGGTTAGCAGATGTTATGGGTACTGAAAGCACTCACTCTAGCACTGTTATCAATGCTCACGGTTGCGTCGGTCTTATTCAGTTCTGTCCAGGGAGTACGCAAGGGTACACAGCGACACAGATAGCAAAGATGAGTCCAGCACAGCAAACACTAGGACCTGTTTTATCGTACCTCAAGGCTAACAAACCTCCTGGTGGCTATCGTTCTCCTGCTGAGTTTCACTTAGCTATCTTTGGTGGTGGTGGTGCAGTAGACATTCTTAGAAGGAACAAAAACTACAACCCATCAGACGGCTACGTTGATAGAGTAACTTATGTTAGGGAGAGGTTAGGAACAGCACAAGGTAGGAGATACAGGTCGTGAATGAACAAGAGCAAGCTAGGCACTTAAGTACTCTCGGTGCGGGCGCTGGTAGACAGTATGAAGACACGGGCGCGGGTAGAATGTCTAGGCTACGTGCAGAGATACATACAGAGTATGCAGAAGGCTGTAAGATGTGCGATGCGCTACTCGAAAGCGGTAGCCCTATCATTCCCCATGAGAGTAACATTCAAGTACCCTCTGGCTATACACAACCCATTCAAGAATGAGTAAGAAACAGCATGGCTAACTCGCTTAATAACCTTATTGGTACACCTCAACCAGAGTATAAAGTAGACGTTCCTAAGCT